TAGATTGATAAGCCGCAACAACCTCATCACTCCAGATTTCTGGAATGAAAGTAGCCGCGTGTGCGTTATCGACAATATTTGCCGCTGTAGGATATACTGCTTTATCTGTAGCCATTTTAATTCACCTTATAAATAATATTAGTTTCGTACCCTCCCTTCTGCATACGCTTGCATAATCTCATTTGATAGTGCTTGGTATCTGTCGGGGTCAGTACGCATTAGTTTAATAATGTCTGCGCGTCTGTAGACCTTCTTGGCTCTCTGTTCACCACTACCACGGGCATTGCCTGTAGATGCGGATTTAACAGATTGCTTTCGTTGTTGTTTCTCATTGGCGGCAGTTTGACTGACAACCTGTTGACGTTCCTTCCATAGGGAAAATAGTTCGTCAGCGGCATCTACATCATACTGTTGGTCTGCCTGTGCAAAGAGCCGTGTCCTAATCTTAGAACCCTTAATCCAATCAGCGAACTTAGCGTCCTGCAAAATCTCCTGCATCTCAGGGTGTTTAGTTTGCAGTGTAGCCATAGCTGTTGACTGTCGATACTGGTTGCTGATGTTCTCAGCTTCCTTAATCTTCGGGTGATTATTAATTGCTCTCTCGACTGCCTTGTCGGGGTCAGAGAAAAAATCTACTTCTTCGTCAGCATTTGTTGCTTGTGTTTCAGTGTCGGTGAGTTGTGTCTGAATGTAGTCATCAACAACTTTACGTAAGTCACCCACTTCAGAGCTTTGTTTACCTAAGAGTTTCTCAGCCTCTTGGTGCATCCTTACTATCTCGGCTGTACTTTTCCCTTGATACTTCTCAGGTATGTCTGCTTCAGGTTCTTCAAGAGTTGCCTCAGCTTGAGGTTCTTGTTCTAGCGTTGTGTCAATGTCGTTCTCTTCTACGTCTTCTGGACGCTCATCTATTAGTCTTGCCATTATTAAACTCCGTGATTAATATCATTATGGAGGTGTATTAAGTGTAAGGGTTCTCTGTTGAGAGTTGTCCTTACGTTATTGTGTTACGATTTGTTAGCGTTCATGTGTGACTCTCTTTGTCTAGCCCACTTCCGTGTTTCCTTCCAAGAGTCTTTACCACGATTAACTTTTACAGGTGTAACAATCTTTCTAGCCTTCAACTCACAATCAGGACAATCAACTTCTTCTACGTCTGAGTCTCTAAGAAACTCGTTGACGTGTCCGTTGTCACATTGAAAGTCGTATAAACGTCTCATTCTTCTAAGTCGTCTTGTTCTTCTTGTTGTTGTTTAGCTGTTTCTATCTGTGACTCTAGGTTCAGCATATTAGCCATGACTACAAGTTGTCCCTTACGGAAGTAAAGGTCTTTGTCGTCTTTACAGGCTTCTACGGAGTTGACCTGTTCTGCACTTCCTTTAAAGTCTTGCATTAAGTTCTTCCAACCATCTGAACGGAACATCTCTTCAAAGGAACGATAGTACTTCTCTAGTTCTACATCAGTCATCTACTGTTTCTCCCTATAGGACAGCTTTAATTAATAATTTAAATAACATACTTAATGTATATTATAGTAATATTATACCATAGTTTACTAAGAAAGTCAAGTACTATTTACGATGTCTTGCTGTTTTCTTTGCAATCTTTTTAGGTTGTTTACTTACTTGTTTACCCGCTTTGGTGTCAGCACGTTTCTTACGTGTCGTAGCGGCATATTCCTTCTTGGTCAAAGCCTGTCGTGCCTTCTTGGGTAAGTAACGCTCACCAGTAGCCTTCTTGCCTTGCGTACTGGGTTTGCCTGACTTAGTACCCCATTCCTCTTTAGTCCACTTCTTAAGGCTTTTCTGTGACTTCTTTAGTGGCATTACCTGTACCCTCCACCTTTAGCTTTGTACTCTTTAGCGAGCATCTGTGCCTTCCTAGCAGACCACTGTCCTGCCTTACCACCCTTAGTACCTGCTTTAATTCTATTAAACAAGTTCTTACGCATGGTAGGCTTAGTGTAGTTACCCGCTTTGTTTACTGTGGATTTCTTTTTAACTGGCATAATTACTTGCCTTTTTTCATTGGCTTCTTTTTAGGTTTAGCTGTAGTTTTCTTCTTAGGCGGTCTTCCTACTTTACTACCGTATGTACCTTTACCGTATGGCATAATTATCTCCCGATTACCATTTAACTTTATCAGCCCAATAAGCCGCAGACATCTTACCTTTGGATATGTTTCTTCCGTGTCTAGCCTTAAAGGACTTGCGTTTAGCTTTCATCTTATCGGACTCACCTGACTTAGGTTTACCCGCAGTCTTTGCTCCCTGCTCACCGAAGCGTATGGTCTTAATCTTGTCACCTTCTTTAGCCACCACTACATGAGACTTCTTAGGGTGGCTAGGTGTACGCTTGGGCTTGTTAAAGCCAGAGACTCCTGCTCTAGCTAGTCTTGGGTCTCGTTTTTTTGTTGGCATTAGATTTCTCCTTGCGGGATTCCTTGAGGTCGCGGAGGTCTGCTTCCAATGCCTCCAACCGCTTGTTCTGGAGTTGGTACGATTGATTGATTTCCTCCAACGCCTTGTTGAACTGAAGTTGTGTTATCATTTGCTTTTCCTTGTTGGGTTTCTTTAACAGCTACTTCACGTTCCTTTAGTAACTGCTCTGATATCTTAAGACGCTTCTGGAACTCTTTGTCATCCGCATCGCCTGATTTAAGGTTAGCTGTAACAGCCTTGATACGGTCAATCTCAAGTTCTTGTGGTACTGCCTGAGCCTCTGCCGCAAGTTTCTGCGCTCTAGCCTGTGACTCTGAAGCCTGTCCCTGTAGTGCTGAAGTCTGTGACTTCTGGAACTCCATTTGTGCTTGTTGCATAGCTTGTTGTGCTTGCTGTGCCTGTGGGTTAGGCTGATTAGCTTGTTGCAACGCAGAGATAAGTTCTTCACGGTTAGACAAGTTCATGTTATCAATGATTGACATAATCAACTGTGAGTACATGGGGTTGTCTTGTTGCATAGTCTGTAGTAACTGTACAAGCTGTGTAACCTCATACTCACGAGCAATGATACCTAGACTGCTAGATGTGTGGAACTTGTAGTCCGCTACAGGATAACGCTCAGGGTTAAACTGCATATAACGGTGTGCGGCTTTAGTTACAAAAGGAATAAGGAATGATTCTTGGAAGTTAATCAATGTACGCTTATGACGCTTGATAATAGCACCGAGGCTCATAGAGATACCTGCGGCTGTTGACTCACCGTTGATAGAACCAGAGATACCCGCAGAGTCAATAGCACCTGTGGCTGTTTGTACCATCTTCTGTAGTTCAGCGGCTTGTCCGAAGGTTACTTGGCTAACATTACCGAAGTTTAATGGCTGTAGGACTTCAGCAGGGTTGCCGTTGGTTAGGATAGTCTTACCTGCTCGTACCTCTGCTCGTGCGCCTCTAGGCATACGTGTAGCATCAATAGCCATCATTGGGTGTATAGTAAGAGCTAAGGCATCGATTCTAGCGCGTAGTTCTGCGTCTAACGCCTTTTGAGAGTTATACCCTTTCTCACATACCCCTCGACCCCAGAAACGGCTAGGAACGACATCCCACGGGAATGCAACGACTGGTCTGTCACCCATCATGTACGGGTTCTCTTCAGCCTTAAGTAAAGTACCGTCATTAGCAATAACAACTATAGCCTCTACGTAGTATGAATCACTCTCTTCATCAGAAGCGACTAGTTCTTCTACTTCTTCTCCATCTTCTGATTCTTCTTGAGCCGCTTTTAATAAATGACGAGGTACTAAACCATAGTACTTAGTGAGACGTACTTTGTCGTCTTCGAATACAGCTAAGTCTTTATCTGGTTCAATGTCGAAGTCCGAGGGTGCATCACCTACGTATACGTCACGATAGACTCCTGCTTCCTGTAGTTGCTCTACAGAGTGCATAGGGACAAACTCATCTACTGCACAGCCTAATGCTTCCTCAATGGAAGTAGCTAGTGGGTCGATAAGGAAGTTCTGTGGCATTACTGGTCGTAGCTTTACGCAAGTCTTATCTACGATGTTGACACCAACTGCTTGTAACTCTCCACCCATA